ATAATCTGTATGCTCGTTAATATCTTTCTTGGGGGAAGCTGGCTCGACTTTTAACTTTGCTTTTTCACAAGCTCTTAAATAACGGCTGATAGAATCTTTAGTTAATTTGTTTGTTTTTTTTAAGTGCCTGTTTCCAGACATCCCTCTAGCTCTATTGGATGTAAGATTGTTCATAGATAATAGAATATTATAATGCAAAAAAAAGTTTTTGCAATTAAAAACCCCCTAGCCCAGACGGGGAGGGGGTGTCTAAGAAATCAGTCTAGAATTAATCCTCAGACTTCTGCTTGGCTTTTCCAATATTTAGGGCCGCCCAATCGATGAGAGCGTAAACTTTAGCCCAAATTGATCCTTTTTTCGGAGTAGGTGTGGCAGCAGTCACCGCAGAAGCGAGAGCTATAAATGCTGTTAAAACACCAAACCAAGGGTTGTCTTCAATAAGTTTAAGTATCATTTCCATAATATATATAATGGTTGTTAGTATTAATTACACCTAATCTGGGTGAACTATGTACTCTCTATTTCTAATTTTTCCCCAAAAATTTTTATCTGACCATTGTTGGTGAAACCTCTCTTTATTAGCGTCTTTCCACCTATCATATGATTCTTTTAGTGTTTTTATGGCAACCGAAGAGCTTTTCCAATCTCCAACTTTTGTTGTAGATTTTCTATCAAGCTTATATATTTTAAAGAATTGTCTGAAAATTTTTAGATGCTCTGGTTCTATGTCATGCAGTTTACTATATCTTTCTTTTGGAGACCAATGTGGAACTGCTATTAATTTATTATCTATTTCTCCGTCATCCTCAAACCCTAACATTCCCAGGATTCTACAACTTACCAAAGTCCCTCTGTCGATTGGGTCATGATTAAAAACTAAAACATCAAGGGGATCGTTATCTAAAGCTATTGTTCTAGGAATAAAGCCATAGTTTATTGGGTATTGTAAGGATGAAACTAAGCATCTAGTTAGTTCAAAAATATTTAACTTTTCATTGTACTCGTATTTAGTATTTGTTCCCTTTGGGATTTCAATAATACAGTTTACATGAGCGTAATCGTCATCAGTGATCGGTATATTATCTACTAGATTCATTTTCTTTTAGAGTATAGAAAACACAAAGCTCTTCAGCTTTTTTTATTGGCTTTACTGTATATAGTATTCTTTCTTTACCTTTATTCAAAATAAAACAATTTGGATGTTCGGAATGGTTTACAAACCCACCGAGAGGAGTTCTAAGCCACCTATTAGATTCCTCGTGAAAGATATGAGTTACCCCTAGGCATTCAGCCGCAGGAATATCTTTTGAGCAAATTAAACCTAACCCATGTATGAAACTGTCGTCAATGGTCACACAGCTAGGTAATGGTCTGTAATTATTTATGCCAATCATCTTGTTTTACCTTGCCCTCTATACTTCTTTTTATAAAATTTAGAAGCTTTGCTTTTAGAATTTTTATTTTTAGAGTGAACTCCTTTTTTTCTTTTCTTGTCTTCTCTTAAAAGAGATATACCTGTTTTTGCCATTTTAATTAATTTTAATTATTTATAAGTACATGTTTGGGTGATATTTCTAATATCTCATCGCAAACTTTCTTTACTTCTGATTGTTTTATATTTGGGTAATTTTGTATGATAGATCTAAGCTCATCGATCTCAGAGATAAAAATATTGTACTCTGATTTTTGTATAATCTTTAAATCATTATGACAATCAAAGATAAATCTATCAAAGACTTCGTACTTATTATTTGGATCAAGGGGGTCATCACTAGCCCCCAAAGCTTTCTCAATGGGATGTATTATGGTTTTCCCATGAACATAATCTAAGATATGGTCCACAAGGATAGTTATTTGTTTTTCTTTATACACCTGTTAATTGTACTTAAAAAGGTGCTTTGTTCAACAACAAATTAAGAAATTCTTATCCTACTTCTTATCTTAGAAACGTGACGCTTTTTCTCTAAAACAGATCCGCCTTCACGGCTACCAGCTCCATTTGTATTGCCCTCTATGGTCACTACATAACCACTTGAGTCTATGTCCTTTACAGCCAAACCAATATGAGAAAATGTAAAAACAACTATGTCTCCAGCTTTTATATCTTCATTGCTTGGCTTGCGGAGATCTACTCCTTTACCGTCCTGTTGTTTAGCCCAATTTTCAAAATCCCAGGCTCCAGCAGTTCTTGGTCTCTTGAATTTTATATCTTCTCCCTCAATAGATTCTCTAATTAACCAGCAGATGAAAGCTGCACACCAAGGCCAACCTTTATCTGGATCAAGCCAAGTAGCCGCTTTGTATTCATCTACTCTTGGGCCACAATTGCTGCCATCGACTTCTGAAACTCCTATCTCTTCTCTAGCTAACAAAACCATTTTTTGTGGTATGTTGCCGTCTGGAGCTGGGGTGTTCTTGGTAGATAATTTTGCTAGAATAGCATTCCAAGTCACAGGCCCATCTGCACCATCAGCAGAAACACCTAATAGTTTTTGTACAGCTTTAACTACTTCTTTTTTACCTTTAAAATTCATTTTAATTACATTTTCTACTAAATGAAGCGCCTATTGACATAACGAAACATAAAGCTAGCAGAGTGCATATAAAATCAGAAAATCTTTCTATCTTTTTATTTAGGATCTCTGACTGCTCCTCATTGTAATACATTTTTGTATCCATAATAGTGTTTATGGCATCAATGGTAGGATCAGTCATGTCGTACATCCTAGGTATAGAAGCTTTAATCATTTCTATATCTCCTTTTTCTGCCCACGCAATCAACTCATTAACATATCCGCTTATTTTTTCCTCTTGGCTAAACACAAAATCAGCATACTCTTTTTCTTTTGGGGTAATGTCTTTTTTATATCCCTCTAAGTACTCATCTTTATAACCGCTTTCTTCTTTTAAAGTATCTACCATCTCTGCTGGTGTCATTGTACCGTGAGATGTTTTAATTACAGAATTAACTATTATTACACCATACCAATCAAAACACATTCCTATCTCCATAATAGAAGACTCTGATTGTCGAGCGTTTTCTTTTAATGTGTTTTGTATGTCTTTATTTAGTTCGAACCCTTTCAATCCAAAGAGTAAACAAATAGCAGACAAACAATAAACTATAAACTTTGGTCTCATTTCTTTATAAAGTCTTCTGGGTTCTTCTCAAATTTCTTACCTAACCTTACTATGCCTCCAATAACTTCAGGGCTTACAACACCAATAATACCATAAGCAATCGCTTTTGTTAAGGAAGATACGTCAGTTTGCTCTAATACAAACCATGCAATACCTGCCGCTATAGCTGCTGTTAAAATTCTTTTGAACTGTTGTTTTGCTGATAAACCACTATCCCCAGAAAGAAGTCGCGCAAACATTGCAGCGGCTCCTACTAGTGGGACAAGCCATCCTCCGTTAAGAAACTCTTTTAAAATAGACTTTTCGGGTTCCATATAACTATTAGTTACACAAAAAAAGCCCTCCTTGCGGAGAGCTTTTTAAGTTTATTTAATTTCGTGATAAAAATTTTAGAAATCAAATTTTAGTCCAGCACCAATAATCCACTCATCTTCAACGCTGAAAGCTGAATTATCAAAGTCGTTATTGTTGTATGATAGCTTAGCTGAAACAGAAAGCTTATCACTAATAGGATAGCTAGCTTTAACGCCAGCCTCTATAGCTGTATACTCATCTGCAAGATTTACAGTGAGGAATGGGGTTGCAACGAGATCGTTGACTGGAGTACCTACAGCGCGTGAGATGCCTAGTTCCACTCCAAACCAATCGTTTTCTAGCTCATGCCAAACTGCTGCTGATGCATCAAAAAGGCTGTAGCCGTATGTGAGACCAACCGCAACTTCTTCACGATCACCGAAAACAGAATCGAGACCAGAGAAGCTTGCTTTTGCTCCAAGTTTTTGTCCTGCAATTTCAATTGGTTTGCTGTAAGAAACAGAATATGATCCATCTGTATCATCATCTGCATCCGCAAGCCCTAACCCAATAGAAAAATCACCACCAGCAAGAGGTGCAGTTAGCGATAGAGAATAATCAAATGAATCTTCTCTTGTTGCTAAGCCTCTATCTGTAGTGAAGTTGCTGACTGAAATACCACCACTAACGCCAATATTATCAGCAAGAGTAGTAGCATTTGACTCTGCACCACTAAAAGCGATGCCCAACGCGGCCAAAAGGCCAAGTATTGTTTTTTTCATGTTGTTGTATTATGAACTTTTTGTAATCTTTTTCAAGATTATTTTTTATATTTACACAATTATTTATTTGAGGAATAAATTTCCCTCTCTAATTTCCTAAATCTAGCGTCTGAATGCCAAATTTCATTAGTTTGTGGTGTGTAAGTACCATCAATTGTTTGTATCGCTTTCCCCTTCTCTAATCTTAGAGTAGAAGGCTGATATATGTTCAAATTCCCTACGCTCGGTGTTGAGGTAGTCTCGCAGGAGGTCAGCCCTGTCAGCGCTATGAGTATCGCCCTTAATCCTAAGGTTCTCAATTTCTTGTACGAGCTTCTGCTCTCTTTCTTTAAATTCTTTGTAAAGGTCATAATAAAACTTTTTATTTTTTAAAGTTAGGTATAGTTCTATAGATTTTAGAACAGATTTTATTAACTGAAACATTTTATGGGCAACAATAGACTTGAGGCTTGTATTTTATTTGCACAGTGCCAACGTTATTTTTATCATCAGATAAGAATCCGTTACAGTAAACATCTTGTGATGTAAAATGCACAGTTTTCTGCTCAAACAAAAAAAACTCTTCGCTGTCACTATCTCCAGCTTTCTTTAGCTTAAAAATCGTTGATCCTGTAGCTGAATTCATCATTTTTACCACATACAACTCTTTTTTGAGTAGGTTTTTCATGCTCTCAACACAGCCTACAACCTCAAATACAGTTTTTTGATTAGTGTCCATATATAAATTTACAGTTATTTATTATATAAATTCAACTTCTTTTTTATATTATAAGTAGCAAAAGTGTAAAAGAAAATATGGCGGCAGAAGGAAAAAATGAAGTAGCAAGAAATTTACTGGATTTACAGCCTACGGCTGTTCTAGAGTTCTTTCAACTAATATTAAAAGATCCAAATCAGGAAAAAGAAGAAAAACTTTTTTTCCATGGCGGTTCTATATTTTCTGACAGCCTAATATGGCAAACTAATCAGTACTTCCCAATAGCTGTAGAATCAGAGGGTTTTGAGATTTTAGGAGATAGAAGGCTACCTAGGCCAAAGCTAAGAGTGGCTAATAAAGACTTTTTAGTAACAGCTTTATTGCAAAAATATAATGATTTTATAAATGCAAAAATAATAAGAAAAAAAGTTTTTGTTAGGAATTTAGACGATGCTAACTTTGATGGTGGTAATCCTTGGGGCGCTGCAAATCCTAGTGCAGAAATTTCATCTGAAACATGGTTTGTTGGTAGAAAAGCGGCAGAATCTAAGCTTTTTGTAGAGTTAGAATTAAATTCTCCTTTAGATTTAGAGTCATTTAATGTAAACGATAGGGCAGTTGTATCTAAATACTGCTCTTGGCAATATAGAGGTTTAGGTTGTAGATATGCTGGACTACCAGTAGAAACAGAAGATGAAAAACCTTTTATTAACGCAACTGGTGGTGTTGTAACACCTGTTTATAGACCCCCGAATGATTCATCTGTTGATTTTTGGTATAGTTCTGATGCTGAATGGAATGACAATAAAACATATGTGGCTGGTGATATAGTTTGGGTTTCAGGTAGCGCTGGTGGAATGCCTCCTCTAGATTTTGTTGGAAACAGACCTGAAGCTGGGATTGGCTCTGAACCCACAGAACCCTATAAAACTGTTTATGTTTGTGTGAGTGGTAATGATGGAGAGTTTCCCAATCAAAATCCTAGTTTTTGGATAAAGGATGGATGCGCTAAAAGTCTAGGAGCTTGTAGAAAAAGGTTTAACATAGATAACCAATTCACTTATGTAAGGGAGACATTAAATGATACACCAACAGGATTTAACACTATAAAATTCTCTGGTAATAAGTCTATATCTCAAGGCGATTGGACGAATGGTAATGGTAGTTCTGCTGGTTTATTTTATTCTGTAGCTCCAATAGTTACAGGATCACTCGCTGGAGCATTTACTGTAGCAGGTTGGGTTAGTGGTAATGATGCCTCAAGTCAAATGAGCGCAATCTTAAGTACTACATCAAGAGGAGAAGATAGCGCAGCTTTATCTGATACAAAACTAAATGATTTCTTTAATTTATCCAGAGTTAATGATGGTCAACCATCTAATCAAGGGGAGGTACAATTTTCTTACTTAATTCCAGATTCATCTTCTAGTGATCCAGCTAAAGTTAACTACACTTTAGGAGAGTTAGATGCTGGTTGGACATTTTTTGTAATATCTAATGAAGGTCCAAATACTAAAAATCCAGATTATGTTAGCACAAGTAGCCCAACTAGGTTTGAAGTTATCAGGCGTACTAACGGCCCAGCAGTTAAGTATCCTTTCATGAAATTTAGGTTGTCAACAAATTTTGATTATAGAAATGATAATGATAAAGTTCCGAAGCATTTTATGTTAGGCGCAATGCCCGTAACGTTAGCTTCAATACCACAATCTGGTTTCCATCCAACCATGAATGGTGCGATTGGCCCATGGGCTTTATGGAACAGAACATTAACAGAAAAAGAAAAAGATTTTTTATATAGAGGTATAACTACTCCAGCCCCAGATACAATAGATTTTATACCTAGAAACTATTACGAATGCACTGGAGATTTCACAGCGGTTACTGGAGATAGTTTGGTTGCATGGTGGGACATGTCAACAGGACAGCCATCGGCTGGTCAAACTGGTCTAAAAGATATACATACTGGAAACAACTGGTTAACTGGCTCAGGTACTTTTGGAACTGGAGATATTAGCGTAACTCGGAATGATGAAATCACTATCTCTAACCCTAGTTTTTTCTATCCTCGTTTTGGAGGATTCCCAGGAACTGATGGATTTGGTTACTAATGAAATTATTTAAATCAGCAAAAGCAGCTTTAGAACACATAAAAATTATTTCTAATAGAAGCATTAGGAATGAAATATGTGGTTTTTTAGGGTACTGCAAAGAAAATAAACAGTTTGTGGTTAAAGAAACCAAAAATGAAGCAGATGACCCAACTCAGTTTTTTTATATTAATCCATTAAGCTATTTATTGTTTAAGGAGGAGTATGAAATGATAGCTATTTATCACAGTCATGTAGCAGGAGATGAGGAAGAATCTGATTTTGATATCAAAATGTCAGAAAATTGCTGTCTGCCTTTTTTAATTTTTAGTTTAAACACACAAAAAATAAATATTTATGAGCCACAAAATTCAGATTCAGATGTAAATACTTTAGAAAGGATAAAGGCTTTAGTATGACAGACGTTTTTATACATGGGATTCTCGCAAAAGAGTATCAGGCGCATTTTAAATTTAATTTAAAATCGTCAACCGATGTATTAAAAGCAATTGATTGTAACAGAGAGGGCTTTATAGCTAGAATATTTCAACTTCAGAAGGAAGGCTTTTATTATGATGTTATAGTTGATAAAAAAATAATTAAAAATGCTGAAGATTTTAAAGTTTTAAGTAAAGCTTCTAGAATTGATTTAGTTCCAGTTATAATAGGATCTGGTGAAATATTTGCAATAGGTAAATTCATAGCTGGAATTTTATTTCCAGCAGCAGGTGCAAGTTTAGGCGCTAAAGTTTTCGCGGCAGTAGCTTTAGCAGGTATATCTTACCTATTGACACCTAAACCAGATTTAGGATTGCCAGCTCAACAAGAAATATCAGCAGAGGCAGCAGCACAAAAAGAATCTTATGTTTTCTCTGGTAATGTTAACTTAACTAGACAAGGAACACCTTTACCTTTGGGGTATGGAAGATTGAAAGTAGGGTCGTCAGTAGTACAAGCTTCTGTCAGGTCATTCCCTTTAATTAAACCTGACAGTGAATCTATGAATGCTAATAATTTTGTAGATCAAACAGAGCAAGGATCATTAGTTAAACCCATAACAGCAAACTCCATATCTAACTAATGAAGCATTATTTAAATAAAATAAAATTAGCTGGAGCGTACTCTAAAAATATAGCTGGATCTAGCGCTGGCGCTGGTGGTGGTGGTGGTGGTGGAGGCGGAGCTGCTGAAGGAATTGGTGGAGTTGCTCGCCCATCTGATGCTAGTGCTGCTAAAGGGCCAATTTATAGACCCCCTAGGTTGGGTGATATGCAGTATGGCGCATCATTTAGTTTCCTAGAAACCTTAGATTTAATAAGTGATGGCCCAATAGAGGGAGTTGTTAATCAAGAGGGTAGGCTAGTTAATGATGATGGTGATTTACTGCAAGGTATTTACTTAGACAATACACCTGTCGCTATAACAACTAAAGCAGTACAAGATGAAGTTGCTGATGTTGGCGGTTCAGCCGTGACTAGATCTTTGGCAGGAACTATACCATTATCAGCTTTTTTTACTGAACTTGAGGCAAAAAATCCTGATGATTTAAGAATAAATCCTTTAGGGCAGCAGGTTAATTCTGCTGGAAGCGTAGCTCCGCATTGGAACTATAAATCAGAAATGCCAAATGTTTTTACAAAAGAGGCTGGAGAGGCGGCTCCAAATTCTTTCGCTTTAGCTCAAGTTGCAAGACATAAAAGAGGCGCACCAGTAGAAAATGTAGATAGTGGAGCAACTGATGACGAAACGCCATTTGATGGTGAGCTTAAAGCTACATCTTTGTCAGTTAGAAATGATTTCACCGATGTGCATCTTTTTATGGGGAGAGATTCACAACTTGGTGAAAATGCCGTCGAAAAAATAGCTGTTTATAGCGACACTGCCCCCGTAAGTATGGTGCAGAGAAAAAGCTCTAAAAGCAGACAGGCGCAAAAAAGGGCTTACATGTTCTTTACTGATACTGACACGGCTACAACAACAAAAGATATAGCCGACGATTACAAGTTTTTGTTTTCTTTTGGTAATCTTTATAATTCAATATACATACGTTCTGGTGGTAATGACCACATAAATGATCATTTTGGAGGTGCTATTGAAAATTCAGCTATTAAATTAGCTTCGATTCTTTTACCAGATATCGAAAAAATAACACAGTTATTTAATGAAGGATTACAAGACAAATCAAACGGCGGTAAATATCAGTCTTTGTTGGCAAAAAAAGCCTTAGACTTACTTGACCCTGAGCTTAGTAAGAATTTAGAAAAATCAATCCCATCAGACCAAAACACTTTACTTAGAATAATCTCCAGATTTTTAGCCTTAGAAAATTATGGGAGCTACGTAATACATAGGGCAGATGAAGCTCAAAGCAATTTAGATGGTTTAGATTTAGTTGATCCACAAGGGCCAGTCATAAATATTCAAGCCGATAACTATGAGTATAAAACCCTAAAAAGTTATGACTTTAGATTTAAAACAAGTGATGGAGAAGACTTAACATCTTTTGCTAGGGATAATTCATCTATAGTTAAAGTATTTGATTTTTTAGTACCTCAAGTTGACGGCAACGGTAAATTAACAGGTAAGGTTAATGGTTTCTATTTGTTCGCTTTGTCTGTTGAATCAAGTAACGCTGAGACACCAAGAACTAAACATTATAACTTAGATACTCATTTTAAAGGTGTGTCTAGCGATATTGTATCTAGATTGTCTAAAGTTTCATCAATTGATTACCAACAAAATTTAAATGCGTCTTTATCTGTTAAAGGCAATGTATCTCCGATTAGAAACAACAAATTTAATTACAGTAATGTTTTAGTTGAATTAAAAAAGGGAACGGAAAACCAAACTCCTTTTCAGTTTTTTAAAAATATCTATATAGACAAAACATATAACAATACATTATTTGGACCATTTAGATTAGAAGCTGGCAATAATGTACAAAGGATAGCATCTAATACTAAAATGCTAAGTCCTAATTCTTTTGACACTACTCTACCAGAGACAGAGATTGAAGGTAGTGTAGATGCAAGGGCTGGGTTGGCATTAGCAGGTGGCAGCGTAAACTTATTAAACTATTCAGATTGGGCTGCTGGATTAAATGCGCCAGATGAAGAATCCTCTCCTATAATACATACTGTTTATAATCCTAATATTGAGGAAATTTTTGTAACTTTAAATATCAGTGAACTTAGGGACACTTTGCATACAGAGGTTAAACCTGAAGCTTTAGAAAATGATACCTCAATCAAAAAAGAAGAGAATAAAAAGCTAGCTCCCGCTTCAACTTACCCAGGTTTGTTGGAAGTTAGAATTAGCACAGGTTTAATTGACCCAAAAACAAAAAAGAAAATACCAAGCGGTGAAACTAGGGATTACAAGTTCGTAGCTTTGGTTAATTCAACTACTTTGGTTGATTTAGGTAATCCAGAGTCATCTCCAACAGATTACCCTTGGGTTAAGATGGGTAAATTTACAGGTAGAGGAGAGACAAGTAACAAAATAAATGAACCTATAAAGCTTCCCCCAGCTATAAAATTAGGAAGTGCTGGAGTCGGGCAAGATGATAATGTAAAGCCACTCAGGTATGTTGAAGTGACTAAATTATCTTGTGAGACAAATTCTGTACTATTATCAAGAAGCGTAGCGCTAGCAAAAGTAACTGAGATTATACCTGTTGATCTAACTTATCCATTCTCTGCTATTATCGGAACTAAGGTAGATTCTAGGACAATAGAGGGAGTACCAAATAGAACTTTTGATTGTAAATTAAAATTAGTAAAAGTACCAAGTAACTATTTCCCAGTAGCAAATAACGGCATAGACAAAAGATATTATAATACTCAGTCCGAATTTGATGTTGCTACTAAACAAGAAAGGCAAGTTTATTTAGGCGACTGGGACGGAACTTTTAAAGAAGAGTTGCAGTGGACTGATAATCCAGCTTGGATTGTTTATGATTTATTATCTAATAAAAGATATGGCTTAGGTCAACATATTGACGAATCAACAATAAACAAATGGGAGCTTTACAAGATTGGAAGGTTCTGCGATGCGGTCGATGAAGACGGTATATTTAAAGGAGTGCCAGATGGACAAGGTGGCATTGAGCCAAGATTTTCTTGCAATGTTGTTTTCTCGGAGGGTGAAAAAATATATGACGCTATAAATACAATTGTTAGTTTATTTAGAGGCAGCGTTTACTACGGGAACAATGAGATAAACTTTGTAGATGATAGACCGAGGCCAGCTGTCAATTTAGTAACAAATGAAACTGTTAAAGATGGATCTTTTTCATATTCAAACAACAGGAGGGATGAGACTTATAATACTATAGAAATTTCTTACAAAGATAGATTTGAAAACTTTTTACCGAAAATTGAAACTGTAGAGAACGAGCAGGATATAAGAGAAAGGGGAGTTTTTAAAACTCGTATAGAAGGAGTTGGAATTACATCTCGTGCAATGGCTAGACGAGCCGCCCTGCACCATATGTTCCATAAAATAGAAGAGAACCAAACAGTTAATTTTACTGCTGGTTTGCCAAGTTTACTTGCACAACCTGGGGATCTAATAACTATTGAAGATGAGCTTAAATCAAACGTTATAAATTTTGGAAGAATTTTATCTGTTGATGTACCAAATGAAGCGATAAGAGTTTCAAATACTTTCGAAACAGGCCAAGGATTCAATATGACAGGCAGGTTAACTGTCTATGATCCAACTGGTATAGATACTATAAATGAGCTTTCTGATACAGCAGATATAAACAGACAAAGAATAATCGGAGGTTTTGAAATAACAGGAGATTTACCATCTTCACCAGCAACTTGGCCTCAATTCACAGGACAATACAATTTCTCTGGTTATACATCTGGTTATCAAAGCACAGCTCTAACTGGATTTACTGAGTATGCTCAATACACTGGAACTGGTAACAATATTTTATA